AAAATAAAAAACTTATCGGAACGCTGGCGCAGCAGATACTGGAAGCGCATTTCCCCGAAAGCATTCAGGAAGAAATTGCAGACGAGATGGGCTTCGATATCCAACAGATCCGCAAGGTGCGCGACCCTCTATTCCGCCAGCAGGTACTCCGCGCCTATAACTATGAATGCGCGATCTGCGGATTCAATATGCGCCATGACAATGCTTCCGTCGGCCTAGAAGCAGCGCACATCAAATGGAAACAACATGGCGGGCCGTGTGAAATCCCGAACGGGCTCGCGTTGTGTGCCATTCACCATAAAGCGTTTGATAAGGGCTCGATCGGGCTGGATGAGAATATGCAAGTGCTGGTGTCTGACGCGGTGAATGGAGGCGGAATTGTGGGACAGTTGTTCTGGGATTTTGCCGGAAAGCAGATTGCGCTACCGATGGCGAAAGGAAATTACCCGAGGGAGGGGTTTGTGGAGTGGCATCGGAGGGAGGTGTTTAGGGGGTGAGGGCGAAGGCCGGACTCAAATAGAACAGTAAAACAATGAAAAACAACAAATAAATAATACACGACATGATATATGCCCCCATTTGTGCCCCCAACCATTTTTTGCCCCCTCTTCACCTTAGCTATCTGATATGACTCACTAAATAAATTTGAAAGCTTCTTTCGGTTAGGATCCGTCATTCGGAACCTAACCGGGAAAAAGTGCCATAAAACCTTTTTTTTTGCATTTAACTGTTCACACTGTTCACTTCGTTTGTTTACATATTTAAATCATGATGTTAAGTGGTGATGAGTTAGTGAAGAGTGAACAGTCAACTCTTCACCTTTGTGATTTTTGTTTGCGCTGAATGAGCCGGGTCAGGCAACGAGGGGGGTAAGAAGTTTTTTTAGGTTTTACTGTTCACTCTGTTCACCTTTCGTTTTTATATAACGCTTTCATAAGGTTAAGAGGTGATTAGACGGTGAAGGGTGAACAGTCGATTGTTCACCCGGCAGGATAATCAGATATAAAAAGACCGGCGGTTGCCGGTCTGAGTGGGTTATGGCGCTGCGGGTTCATCGCACTTCGGCAGCTGGTCGCCGTTGCTGTCTTCCGTAAGCGTCAAATAGTCTGCGCCTCCTGTTTGGTGTTTAGCTGGAACCAAAAAACATAAATACGACACTGATTTTGAAAGAAATTTAATATCGAAGAATAAAACTATACACATCGTCGATAGCGTCCATTTTTTTGTGCACACCTTAAGTTAGTAAAAAACTTTTTACAGAAAACCGTTCACTCTGAATTCTGTGTTATTTATTTCAGTGAAATACGGAGTGAATAGTCAGCGAAAATGAACTCTTTACTGTTCACTTTTGCTGTTTTTTTATAGAAAGTGAAGTATGAGAACCAGGCCACGATATGAAGAAGCAAATTCTAATCAAACATATTAATCAAGAGTAGCCATCTTGATTATTTCAGAATTATCACCTGTTTTAATTGTTAATTTGTAAGTCAAGCTTTGCCCTCCTGATGTTTTTGTAAACATAGTTCCCCCGCCTTCATATTGCGTAAGCTGAACCTTGTTGCCTAGAAAATCTATGCCATGTGAAAAATAGCAGTATTCAATATTATTAAAAGATATAGGCTCGCTTACAAATAAACCAGGCCTGCTGAAGCACGAAGAAAACCTTTCTTCATAATGAATCGGGATGTTGATGGATAATTCTCTTTTGGCGACGGAGTGTCCTTCGATAGTTACTGGGGTTTGTAACGTATCCATTGTATTCTTGTCTGAAATGTCAATCATTTGAGGGTAATAAACAATTCCACCGTCATTTTTCACAAGTTCAATCTTTATTTTTTTTATTGTGACGGTTCTGTTCATATTATTAGATGCTTCAAACGTGATCGACGCAGGTCCAGCTATTTTTTTATTTGCGCCAAACATTTCTTCAGGAAGGTATTTATTATCCTTTAATTCAAATTTGGCATTGCGGTTTATATTTGCTGCAACCACTAGGTCAAGTTCATCCTTTTCGGTTTTAAGTTGCATATATGTGCTAAACCCAGCGAGTAACAGTCCCAAAAGTGCTATTGCGGTATTGAAATTTTCATGTTTCATATTATCTGAAACTTCATTGGTGATTTTATTTCACAAATCATCACATTTTAAGCTATGGATAACAAGTATAAGACCGGCAAAGCCGGTCTCAGGTAGGTTATTTCATTGCATACTCATCGCATTTCGGTAACCAATCGCCGTTGCTGTCTTCCCTTAGCGTCAGGTTGGTTTGCGTGCCCTGTTTGGTGTGCCGTTTCTCGTAATTCATCCCGTACTCTTTCAGCATCATCGGCAGACCCAGCCCGAACATTTTCAGGCTCAGCACATGCTTATAACCGTTCGCCTCCATATACACCAGGTAGGCGTGATAGAGATAGTTGCGGGGCTGTCGCGGGATGATATTGGCATTCCCCATAAACATCCCGTTCGTCTGCGGCAGTGCCTCCAGATAGCCGCAAAAATCGAACGTCGGGTCGGCGTCGCGCTTGATGCTGAGTGCCTCGTCGGAGTTCTGCTGCGACTGGAGCAGCGTTCGCGCCGTCATCGGGTCGCTGAACTGCTGCATAAGCTGGCGAACAATGACGGCCAGCTCGCATGCGATTTTGTCCTTAAGTTGCGGGTCGCGCTCCTCCGGGGCGATTTGCTCCGGGAAGTGAATGATGACCCGGCGACGTGACACACCGCCGCTGCGGTCGGTGAAGCGCATCGGGTTATTGTTCACGGCCAGAATCACCGCCGGGATATAGGCCGAATAGGCATCACGGTATTTCGGGTCGACCGACACGGCATCGCCGCCGGTGATGGCCTTAAGTCCTGCGCCGTCCCCGCTCCATTTCTCCTGGTCAGGCAGGCGTATCAGCGAGAAGCCTATCAGCGCCGCGCGCTCGCGTGGCGACTCCAGCGTTTCGATGGTGGCCGATGTTGCGTTATCTTCCCCGGCGAGCAGGGTCGCAATTTCGGCCAGAATACTTTTGCCGCTCCCGCCGGGACCGGTAACTTCGAGAAAGAGCTGCCAGTCGTAGCGGTTTGCCAGCACCATAAAAAGCGCAGCCAGAATCACGTCACGTTTTTCAGCGTTGCCGCTGGCCGCGCGGTCGAGCCAGCGCCAGAAATTCGGCGCGTGGGTTTCCAGTGTTTCGCCCTCCACCGGCGGGGTAAAGTCCACGTCGCACAGGGTGCGCAGCCAGTGCGATTTGCTGTGTGGGCTGAACACGCCGGTGAGGGTATCGAGCACGCCATTGCGAAAGCCAATCAAACGACGCGCCGGGGCGGCCTGCTGCGGGATAATCAGTTTCAGGGTGTCGACCACCGAGGCAATTCTTCCCGACGAGAACGGGGCGCGCAGACGCTGAAACAGCCCGGCCACGTCGCGTGCAAAATCCGACGGCGGGATAATTTTCCATGTCCCGGCCTCATAGCGTGACAGGAGCTGGCCGTTCGCATCCACGGCCAGCGCTTCGCCGTAATGCTCATGCACCCGCATTGCCTTTTCGCTGGTACTCATGGCGGTAAACTCCGCCTCGCTCATGGTGTCGAACGGGCTTTGCGCTGGTGGCCTGATGGCACCGTAAATCGCTTTGCGCGTGGCGTCCTCACCCTGTTGCATAAAGGCATCATTCCAGTCACCGAACACCGGCGGGAGGGCAACGATTCCCTCACAGGCCTGTGCAGCCGCTGCGGCTCTGGTCTGGCCGTTCCCGCTGAGGTCGCGGTCGGCAGCGAGGACAATCTGACAGGCCGGGTGCTGACTCCGGGCAAGGCTCGCCAGAGAAAGAAGGTTCACGGACGAGAGCGCCACCATGACGGTTTCGCTGGTCAGGTGATGCACGGTGAGCGCGGTCGCGTAGCCCTCCGCTATCCACAGCCGTTTTCCCGCCTCTTTTTTCCCTTCGATGATATGGCATGACCCTTTTACCTGACCGCCTTTCAGGGTGCGTTTGAGGCCGTCAGCGTTAATGAGCTGAACGTTAACCAGTGCGCCGGTATCGTCCTGCAGCGGCACGATGACATCACCGGCGCGGTAGGTCACACCGCCGGTTTTGTGTGTGGTGGTCAGAGTCA